GTAACTCGAGGTGTCTGATTTGTGACTGTAACCGTACTGAAGTACTGTGATTTCTTTGTAATTAATTTCTGACATTGCTTTGTGTTTTAGCGTTATTGTTCCACGAATATACGGTGCAATTTCTTGCACTACCAAAAGTAAACTGTTAAAAATTGTTAAAATTTCAAACGGTTACAGATTGTAACCACCTCACGCCCAAGAATAGCTGCCGTAGTTCGGGAATAGTTCGAAGTATACACGCATCATAATTGCATCAGCATAGTCAGGACTCTTGCCATGCATGCGCGCTATCTCATCCTTACTGATCACTGCAAGTTTGCCATCTGCTTCGGGCTGCCTACGGCGTATCATATCCAGTTCTTGAATGATGACATCACGGAACTGATTCACTTTGAATATCACTTTGTTTTGCTCAATCAATTCTGCGAGCTTGAAATAGCATTCCGCTTTTTGATTGGTGTATCGGTCTGGTTGTTTTGCACGCCCGCCGTTAAGGAAGCCCCGGCACTTAAGGCTATCAACTACACCACCGCCTACACCGTCTTCATCGCATATCACATTGCTCAACTTAATGCCTTGCGCCGCGCACAGTTCTTTGATTTTAGATACAACGGTTGTGATGGGTTGCTTTCGCAGTTCATGTATTTCGATTAGGTGCAAACCTTGCCACACGCATATCACACTTCTATCTTTTCCTAGTCGTGCAATGTCAGCGCTAATATACTTTTCACCTTTGCTTTCTTCATCCCGGAAGCAGCGCACCAAATCATCGTACTGGTAAAGATTGTCTACGGACTCATCATACTCCCAATCTCCATCCAGTAGACGTCTTCTGTCCACCTCAGGCAACATGCGCAGCGTTTCAATGTACGACTCGGGTAGATGCGGATTGTCATTTGGCAATGATTGTATGAACGCAAGATGTTGCGGTAGGTTTTGTGTCTTATACGGGGAATAGAATTCGTTGTACAACCATCCTTTTGAAGGGTTGCATGTAAGCAGCATCTTTGGTTTGAGGTCATATTGATTTAGCTTAAATCGTATGCGGGATTGCAGAATGTCTATTGCACGTTTGCTCACCTGTGCGGCCTCGTCTACGTAGGCATCTGTTAATTCTAAGCCGCCTAAACTATGGAACTCCGCATCTGATGGATAAGCAAAAAGGTCTTTGAGAATTATCTCACTGCCATTGTTAAAAGTGATTACGTGCGTTTGATTGTTGATCGTGTAGTGTTCATTAGGTGCTAGCCCTAGCATGTGCGCTACCTCAAAGAAAGTCTTAAGCGTAGTCTTTTTTAGCGTGTCTAATTTGCTACGGCCTATCAGTCCTCTCGTGCCGGGATACTTGAACCTACGGCTTATCTGCCATGCACAACCGATGAATGACTTACTCCCCCCTGCCGCACCACCGAAAAGCACCACACGTGCCGGGTGTGAATTACCCAATACGCGCAGTGCTTCGTTTTGTTTCGGTAGGTACTCAATCATTTAGAACAAACCATCATCGTAATCGGTGCTTCTTGGCTGCTCCTTTGGCTTTTCATTTTCGGATAGTTGCAGCGAAAAGAACTTGCCGCCTTTACCTTCCTTGACCCATGCCGCTAGTCGCATCTCTTGACCATTGATTAGGACATTTCCTGTCCAGTCAGGTTGTGCTGGTGTTTTCTTGTTAACGTTTTTGAATAGGCTACCTTGCCCTTCCTTTAATTGATAGTTACTCATTGTATTTAATTATTGATTATGTTTATATCATCGAGCATAAAAGCTATTGTGATGTTGCCTCGCATGTTGCTGATTTCTGCTATTGTGAATGGTTCCTCGTCAATGCTATGGCCGTTGATGAATCCGATGAACACCTCAGTGTCATCAGGATAAGCAGCCAGTGCATCCCACAATTCACCTATTGTCATAGCTTATATTCATCTTTGTCTGTAAGCAAATGTAACTCCTCAAAGATAAGACGCATTGCAACATTATCGGTCATCGATGGTCTCATACTTCGCTTAGCTGTCAACACAAAAAGTTTACGAAGCAGTTCAATCTCGCGGTGTTGATCGTACTTCATTAGTATTCATTTTGGTTTTCAATCAGCTCGCGGTAGCGTTCGTATCTATATTCTGTAAACTGAAAAGGTTTATTTTTGTAAAGTCGGAACCGCTGGTCATTAACCCACTGTGGCAGTTCATCGTACTCACGCATCAACGCTACTTCAAGTTCACTAGGTTTGCCGCGTATGATTTCCTTCACAGGCTCTTGTAACATTTTCGCATCCAATTTTGTTACAACGTCCTTCATCGCTTCATTCATTTGCGGGTGTGCAAAGATTTCGTAGATGTTGTTGGCCTGCTTTTCTTTTTCGTTGTGACTTTCAATCGCTGTTTGTCGTTGCTGGTCATACAACGGGAACCATGCAAGGATAGTAGCCGGGTCGATGCGGTTGTAGATTGTGCCGTACTCACCGATTGCGCCACGGTCTAAACACAGCTGCACATCTTCAAGCGAATACATCCACATTTTTTCCATGATGTTTTCTGCACAGAATTCAATTTGCATTGCATTCATGTTATGCTGCGCGTTAATCAATTGACTGCATCGCGTCACAAGCTGCATGATTTTGACTTTGGTTGTTTGCTTGTCAAGCTTACGCAATAGTGCTATCTTGTCTTGCCGCATCGCGTGCGTTACTGATAGCGACTGCATCGCGGAAAAGTTGTTCAGCTTTTGCAATGCTGTCTGCTGTTGAATTAGATTGTTTTCCATTTTGATTATGTTTTTGATTTTTTACTTTGTCCCATTCCCGGCGCATCCAGTTGCGCACTGTGCTTTGCCAGTCCTTCATTGATGCCTTGCCTACTATCCAACCGTTCGCTTCATAGTGATCCATGAACGTGCGTGCAAAATTAATCAACTTGTCTTCGGTCATAAAGTTCTTGCCTTGCATGTTGAGTTCGCCCATCAGGTTATAGACATCATTCTCATCCGGCTTGACAAACTTTTTGCGACTTACCTTTTTCTTAATTTCATTTTCATTTTCATTTTCATTTTCCATATGTGGAACATATGTTTTACTAGTGTTCGACACATGTATTAGACTTGTTTTTTTCAATCTGTTGTTACGTCTAGATTCGGCAAATGCTTTACGCTTGCTGATTTCAAGCATCAAACGTTCGTTGCAATAATTGCCATCTTCATTGCGCAAAAACTTTTGTGATACGGAATTGAACACGTCTTGTCTTAAACATATCTTCATCATATGTTTTTCACTGATGCATCCTTTTGAAGCTTGATGGCATAGGCAACGTATGTACGCGCCCACTTCATCATTGTCCATGTCATCAGTGCCAACTAAAAAATCTTGATAGTAAAAAAGAAATGCCGGGTCTTGAGCCATAATGTTATTGTGTTATTGATTTGAACAGACACAAACCTATGAAAGTACTGCGATGATTTCGCAAATTGCCCACAATTAATCTATCCCACTTTGAACTATTGTACGTAGTGGGCAGGCTCCCATTGCGTTCTAAGCCTATGTAGAAATGACTTTCGTTGTAGCTTAAATTGCGATAACCTTGATCTGTGCGTTTATCTTCAAACTGTATGCGGATATCTTTGTGAACGCTATCGGCATGGCTGCGTATGATTGGTTTGGCAATAGCCACATCATCAAACAAACATGACTGCGTTGCGTAGACTTCCTGCATATTGGTTTGCACCATTAGTTTTTTACTCGACGCATCCACAATACCCATTGACAATCGGTCATCGTTTAACGCATCAATAGTTGTGATAGGTATTTTGTTAAGCAGTAGGTCCGTTTCTTCACGCTGTTGTTTGCCGATGAAACGTGTACGCACTGGCTTGTATGAACGCTCACGCCGGCACGTCATTGGCTCGACCTGTATTTCATACTTGCAATGTTTGTACATCGTATTGACGCCGACAGGATATAATCTTGTCAGTTCATTTGTGTCCAAATCCAAACCAATGCTGCAATGATAATAACCTCCAAGCTTGTTATTCATCTCAAATTGCGCAATGGCTATTTGTAGGAATCTAATTGTTTGCATTGATTAGTTCTTTTAAGGTATCACAATGACAGCGAAGCGGCGCGCACCAGCAACCAAGTGCCTTGCCTTTTAGTTTTATAAGTTGCTTGTGAATGCTCGGCTTGAATGGCAGGTAATGTTGCTCATAGTTATCGCATACTTCATCACGGTCACCGTCCTTATCCATTTCAAACGGATTACCAAAATCACTGAAGCGATCGCAACGCACATACTTGCCATGTTCTTCTGCGTATTTGATTGCGGCTAAATCAACTTTCTGATTTACTACAACAGTTTCACCACGCTTCAACGCTTCAATCAATTGTTGGTCACGTGTGGTGATTTGCGCATCATCTTTTTTCTTTTGCTGTTCGTATTCCTTAGCAGCAAACAAGACGCGGCTAGTTGTAAGTTCTACACGCTTTTCGCTTTCTTCTTTTGCCACTGCTATCTCGCGTTCAAATACTTCTTCCGGAAGTGCGGCAATCTTTTGGAAAGTAGATGACTGGTCTCTTGTTATTCCAAAGTCTTGCAATTTTCCAATTGTCGTATCCTTCGACAATTGAGGATTACCAGCCTGTACATTTTCTTTCAACAACTGCCCCAAGATTCGCTGCGTGCGTATCTTTTGTTCAGCTATCATGTTTTGCAATTCGGCATCTTTTTTTTCAGCCTTTGCCCATACCTCAATCGCTTTGACTTTGTTTAAATAATCAACACCTGATTCAAGTGTTTTGATTTGCGCTAATTGCGCGTGTGCGTTTTCACGCAGTGCTAATGCATCCATCATGATTCTAAATATTTTTTAACTGTTTGTGTAAATTCTTCAAATGATCTGCACACCTTGACGGCATAGCCTTCATTGATGAGCATGGCGTGAACGATTTTTTGATTTTCAGAAAGCTTACCCTTTTCCGTTTTCATCTCGATGAACAGTGCATGATACTTCATGGACGGCATGCAAATCATTAAGTCAGGTATACCCGGCATGGCCCCTTCGGCCTTTAAGATGTTCCAACGTTTGGCCCGTTGCACTGGAGTGCCACCGATGTATACGCCGTTAGGAAAAGATGCAATGACGGTGCGCGGGAATGAGTATCTAAACCATTCTACGCAACGTTGCTGGATTTTGCTTTCTTCGTGCTTCATTCGTGTAACATACTTTGCATTGCTAACCAAAAGGAACCTATGTAATCTTCATTCGCCTCAATGCTGACAATGGGCAAATCCTTTTCAAGCTGCATGTATTCCCATGGCCCAAGCGGTGCGACCTCGTAATCACAGCCCATCGCAACACTGCAAAACTCAATCGTGTGTAGATCCACAGGAATATCAAACTTCACGATGTAACGC